CTCTGGCCATTAGCCTCATGGCTTCAATGGTTACGTCATACGCAATGCGGTATATCTCTTTGAACATTTCTCCAAGTTCTGAACCATCTTGTGGTGCAAGACCTCGATGCCCCACTAAATCATATAATGGTGGTGGGGCTGTTTCGTCGTTGAATTCAGCTATGACTTGACCTGTTTGCGTATCGACCAAATCCCAACCAGACGGCTGGTACTGCTTTTCGCCTTTATTGTCTTGATAATGCTTACCAGTTCGCCGTTGAATCTGTATGCTATGAAGAATGCCTTCATGCCAACCAGCGGGTGGTTCATTGTTGGTTGGCTGAATTGGCTGTCGTTTACGCCACATTAAAATGTGCCTGTACGTGGGTTTACCGTCAATCCTGGGCTTGATGGTCCAACTGGGCCGTATGTCGGCTTATTCCATGGGCACCCGTCAACAGGCGAATTTGGGTCGCACCATTTACCTTGGCCACCAAATCTATTGATTTCATAGCACATATTGCCAAATGGCGCAACTGGATATTCCGTTGAACAGTAATTGGTGTTGCCTGGTGATGCGTTTGCTTGCTGGGTTGGTGCGATGAAAAGCATGCTTTGCATGATGCCGCCGGTTAGGGCGGCATATGCGGCTATTTTTGTCTTGTTCATTTAATTTTGGGCTCCTCTCGTGGTTGAAGCGGGCTTTTGCTCGTTGCAACCTTGCCAGATTTCATATTCCTTGATCCACTTATGTGGCTTTTCGAAAAAGTACACCACATCTGTCGCTGCATTAAGATAGCCAACGTCAATCAGAATTGTAGCAAACTCGCATAGCCCATCGAGTGTTTGTGGCATTTGTATTGTTGTCATACTATCTCCTCAATTAGTTTGATAATGATGTGTGCCAGCAACTTTTCTTGGGTTGTTGAGTTGCTTGCTGTTGTAATGTGGCCAGCTGTCCACTTGAGTTCTGCGAGCCTTTCTTCACGCAGTATTGCTGGGCATTCATGGAAAGCCTCAGCAATTAATGGGTTCACCCCATCTTGATGAGTCATGAAACTTCTGCTTCCTTTTTGTTTTGTTCTGCCCTTTCGGCTGCTTCGTTGTGAACTTTACGAACCACCTCATCGTGGTTGTCTTCACCAATTGAGTCCACAATCGCGTCTACGCACTTATCGCATAAGTACGCTGGCGTGCAGCTTGGGTCGTGTTGGTTTTTCTTGGCATCCTCTCGCAGAATACGGGTCTCAGTCCAATATGTCTGGGACCTTGGTCCACCCGCCACGAGCCATAGCCGGCCCATTTTGTCGTGGTCTCTGTATGGCTCAATACCATACCGAATGCCGCGTTCTGCGGCTGCTTTGATGGCGTCTTCCAGAACGGAATTGCCATGGCTAAGATGCTTTGCAAGCACCTCGATCGTTGGGGTTGTTGCTGGGGTTACTGTTGCATTCATTGGGGTTCCTCTCAGGATAGCTCTGCTTTTAGCAGGGCCATTTCGATTTCAATTGCCTTGAGCTCTTTCTGTATTTGCTCTTGGCTCTTGCCTTGTTTAGTTGTTGATTTAGTTGTGTTACCGTTGTTGTCTATGTCGTTGTCTTGGTCGTTGTCTATACTTTGCAGCTTGCCGGCATAGAACTGGTGGTGCCTATCTCTGGACCGTTTTCTGTACGGCCCAAATGGTAGGTCTATGTGGTTGAGCGTTTCGTTATCGGTGGAGTTAGGCCCGAATCGCACGGTACATAGGTATTTGGGGTAGCCGTGTGGAGTTACCCCATCTACCTCCATGCCGATAATTTCAGCATGGCCACCATAACCTTTTACCGTTACGATGTCGCCGATCTGAAACTTGGCCATTACCGCCAACTGCCTGGCAGTAATGTGTCTCGGAATGCTCCACGGCCCCATACGTTATTGCGAAACGTTTCATGCAATGGGCTGAGCGCCGGTAGTGGCTTCCTTGTTGGATCGTCGTTGAATAGGTTGTCACAGAAGTCAAACGTTTTCTGCAACATTTCGCGATCTGCGATTTGTGTTGCCGGTTTGTGGCATTCCGCCAGCATGGCGCATACGCCGCATTCACATTTACTGTTTGCCACGGTTTTCATTGTTGGGTTCCTCTCTGATTTTTACTTTTTTCTCTCTTTTGTTTTGCTCTAGAACCTCGGGCTATAAGCCCGAGTCTAGTCGCGATCCGTTTGAAAGTAAAGACTTCAGACCCGTTTTTAAAAAACTGCTTAGTTCAGTCGAACATTTTTACTTTTTAGCGGTTTGCGTATCGAATACTGCAAATCGCTCGAATGTAGTCTTGGATAGATCTGATGCTTCCGCCCAATTGTCTACTAACATAAAATTATTGTTTCTGATTGCACAGTTAGCGTCATGTATGGTATCATAAATCTCTGAACATATCGGATGATCTATATCTTTGGGAGTTACTGTGTTTATGTAAACACGTAGCTTAATACCAAATCCGATATATCTAGGTAAGCCATAATGATTTGGATCTTTAACTTTTACTACTTTACCAAATATGTTTTTCTTAGGCATCAGGACGGCGTCCAATTAAGTTCCATTCTGGATTTTCACTGTCAACTGCGATGGCTTTGGCGTTTAATAAATCATCATATGATGAAAAGTGTTCTAGAGTAACGTGATGCGTATTAAACCACCAATCTTTTGGCATTAAAACTGCTGGATTTGGTTTTTGGCTTACATAAAGTAATTTGTTATTCTTGTCATAGAATCTCCAAAGTGAGTACTTTAGTTGTTTTGGTTTGATTATGTCTGGGTCAAACAGTTCAATGTCCATATATTTATTATACCTTATATACATCGAAAAGTCTAATTGAAGTTATCGAATAACCCATCTACCTCGAAAATAACGAATAACCGAGTTATCTCGATTTCTTGCAAGTGAAAATTGCGATAAACGATAACTTATTTCTTATTCTTTATATTTATTTTTTACATATTATAGCTAGGAAAGGTTATCGGTTATGTAAGCCTTTGGACAATTGGAAAAGAGCTGGTAGATGTCGGTTTTCGAGAAATAACTTTGTTCGAGTTTGCTCGGTTACCTAAGTTATCGGACCCCATCGTAGACACACCAAAACGCCCACGCTGGCCCACACCACGCGTAACACAAAATTTTGGCGCAGGCGGGTGATCAGAACATGCGTGTGGCTTGTTTAGCACAGATCAGAACATCGTACCGGCTTGATATCCAAGATCGGAACATGCGTAATTGTTTGGGCACATCAGAACTTGCGGTTAGCGCCGAATCAGAAGATCGTGCCGGCCACGAGCAGAACTTAGTTCAGCTAACGGATCAGAACTTAGTTCAGCTAACGGATCAGAACTTAGTTCAGCTAACGATCAGAACTTAGGCAAGGCTCTCCTTGCTCGAACGAATGTTCGATCGAACGCACGTTCGAGGTCGAAAGTTTGTTCGATCGAATGGACGTTCGAGAAATTCTCTTAGAAAACTCTTAGGAAAAAATCGCGAGAAAACGTCGACTTTCTCTTCGAACGCGCGTATATTCGTAATCGAGGGCGAAAAAGATTCGCTCCGAACGGAAGGAAATACCGTGGCAGTTAAAAGTATCGTCTCGGAGTTCGTTAACGAGACCGACGAGAGTTCCGCTCGTTTCTACCTCGCGAAGCTCGCCGAGAGCGGAGTTAACCCCGACGAACTTACCTTCGTCGAACTCGTCGCCGTAACCCGTAAGTGGCACGGCGAGTGGCAGCGTAGCGACGCTCGTCGCGACGAGCGCGACGCGATCGCCGAAGCGCGCGAAGCGGAGCGTAAAGCCGAACGGCTCGCGAATCTCGCGAAAAAGCGCGACTCTCTCGTCGCGGCCGCGAAGCGCGACGCCGAACGGGCCGCGAAGCGCGAGGCGGCTCTCGCCGAACTCGCCGAAGCGGGTCTACTCGATTCATAATCGCGAACGGCTCGCGGGTCGCGCTTAGCGCGGCTCGCGAGCTCTCCCGAAAAGATTCCACCGGTCCCTCCATAGGCCGGTGGAATTTTTTTGGGGGGAGGGGTTCATTGTCGCGGTGCACGCCGGACCGATCGTGTGTAGGTTCAAGGCAACACTTAGCCTATCTAAGTAATGTAGCGGAATATAACTGAAAGGCGTATAATCTAAGTATGATCCCTGTCACCGGCTACTCCGGTTGGTCGGTTGATGAGTATGGTAATGCTTATGAGAATGGTGTATTAGTACCGGGCCACGCTCAGGATAGCGGTCATATACTTCTCGGTCACTTCAAGTACCGGCGCGCTATCCTTGTGTGCACAGCATTCCATGGACCGCCTCCAGAGCATGATTCAATGGCGTGTCACAAAGATGATGTAGGTGGCAACGATATCCCAAGTAACCTGTACTGGGGCAATGCTTCAAGCAACGCCAGGGATGCATGGCGTAATGGCAGGCGCGCAGCTTGCGGATCAAAAGCATCAGGTTCAAAACTCATCGAAGAACAAGTCATAGAAATCAGACACATATATCCATCAATGTCACGTAAACAATTAGCCAAGATGTATGGCGTTAGCGGTATAACAATTCATCACATCATTAACCGGGTAACATGGACACACGTGCCATGAAAAAATTTGCACAGACTCTATAGCATTGCTTAGCCTAGCTAAGTAATTCAAGATGGCGTATACTCGAAGTATGTCGAGGAATCCATTTCTTCCGTGCAACGAGGAAACAGAGTTCAGCTTTGGCGCTGGCCGATTCCCTAATCCAGCCATTGACTTCAGCCAAGGCTCCCAATCCGTCAACGATCCGCTTGCCTCTAACTCAGGCTCAGGCTTTCAACTAGCAGACCCAGACAAATGGCAGCAGCAACTTGACCTGGCGGCAGCCAAGCGTACAGATTTAGGCGACCCAAGAAGTCAACCCACGCCAAGCTTCCAGGGTGGTCGTGGCCAGCACCCAGAGTATTACAGCTACGGCAATACAGATCGCTATGGCGCTAGCCCTCCGCTTATTAGGCAACGCAAATGGCCAAAGGCCGTGCGCTGGGTCTATGACTTCCCCTCCTGGATGCAACGGCAATGGTGATAAACAAAAGTAAGCACTGCGCCCCTATATGCCCTGGCGGGGATACAGATTATCTGGGTCATTGCATTCATAATATGGCACAGGAGGTACCCGGTCAAAGGTCCAACCATGCCGGGTAAACAAGTCAAGAACTGGTCAATGTACCATAAGCTACGTGCGAAGGGTCACACCAAAGAGTCGGCAGCCAGAATTACTAACGCAGTCCATAGCGTACATGGCAGAAGCAAGAGCAAGCGCAAACGGAGTAGGCGGTAACTATGGCTAAATGCAAAACTAAGACAAAGACAAAAACTAAAGTCAAAGTCAGGAAGCGTTAGTAATGCCTGGCGTAAATGAACAGCAGAGGCTCGAAGTCACAGGTAGTCCAGGTAGCGGCAACTTTATGCTTCAGTTCAACGGCGTATGGGCGCCCACAAGTATTAAGTACCATCCAGCGGCGGGTGATATGAAGACCTACCTTGAAAGCATTCCAACTATTGGCCCAGGTAACGTCATGGTTGGCAAGGAAAGCAACTGGGTTTACCTTATTGATTTTGTTAACCAGCTAGGCGAGCAAGACGTGCCGCAGCTTGTAGTGGATTATAGCGGCTTGCCTGGTGGATGTACAGTGCTTATCACGACTACGCTTGAAGGCTTAAGCGATAATGCGCCACCGGCTAATGTAGACCAAGCCGTAGTCGAAGCTGGCATATTTTTGCACAGGTTATGGCGGAGACAAGCAGACCTCAAAAGGGATGAACTAGAAGGAGTTCTGCGTGACTTACAACCATACATACCGTACACAGGTGACCCGCCAACGCCAATAGGCCCAATAGGATAAGCAGCTGTTACGCGAACTAGAACCACGGAGACCTCAAGAATGGAGTACACAAGTGAACGACGAAATGCGGTCACTCATTGTGGACTGGCACGACGCGAACGAAGCCGGATGCTGCGACTATGACGGGCCATACTGCGGCGAGTCGAAAGCCTGGGCACGCGGTTGGCTGGCGGGCCAGGCGGCGATGGATGCCGATGAGTGATGTAAGCAGCAAACAAAATAGGTGAGCAATGGCAGAAGCTAAAGTATCAAGCCCAGACCCAGAAGGCAGCGAAGCCCCAGAGCCCACGGCAGCGCCCACGGCAACAACCCCAGAGCAACCAGAGACCACGCCAACAAGCGTGCCTCTCACGGCTAGCTTTGCTGGCGGGGGCGCACTTGCGGCTAACGTTGATATCGTACAGCACCACGTTGTAGATTTTGCAGGCGAAGGCACGCTACAAGCTTACATAAGTCCAACACAACCAGTAACAAACATGAACGCGGCCACGCTGAATTACAATAACTCAACTGGCCAGCTATTACCTATTCCGGCGCCTGAGGATGAAGCCCAGGACGACCCAAACCAGCCGCAAGTGAACACTGCATGGCCGGCAAGTACGCGACCGAGCCAAATGCATGTGCCGAGCCATATACAGTACCGAACAACGCAGGTACCAATACGCGGGCGGCTGCGGCACCCAACGAACTTTTATAAGCCACAGCTAATTACGACGGTAGTATCGCCAAGCGTGGCGGAACAGATGAACAAGCACGGCAACCCGCAATTTAGGCGGCTAACAGGAAAGGCAGACTAAGATGGCATTTGGACTGGTTAAAGCTGAAAAGGGTGTTGCACACCAGCTTACAGCAGCGAGGATTGCACAGTTACACCGATGGCAAATGCTGGGCGCGGCTGCGCGGCGGGGTAAGAGGACCGCTAGACACGATATACACAGGACCAGGCACGCAGCGTACCATGGTAGACACAGTATTAGGTCGGTGGCCCATGCTGTAGCTTGGGGTACAACTAGGCTTGTACTACCGACGAGCTTAGTAACGCCCGTTATACCGGGATACCAACCAGGCGATAGAATACATACACCGCTGAGAGGGCGATGAGAGGAGCCGCAGATGAGTGAGCCGATTAAGACGACACGCAAAGCCCTAACCCCATTTGGCGGGATAAGGGGTCAGGCTGGCTTTCAGAAGCTCAAAGAGGAAGCAATACGCAAGCTACCTCGCCAGGAATGCTTTGATAGAGGCTACATTACGGTCAAGGAACTGGACGATGAGGAGCTAGTAGCTGGGCGCTGTCGCGATGCTAACGGACGGATACCAAAGCCTAAAGGCAAGACCGAGTACATACCGCGTGAGCTATACGATGAGATGGTGGCGGAGCACGAGCTTAGGTATAAGCAGAAGCTGCGTGAAAACCTTGACAATATGCTAGACGTGATGATTGAAATTGCTGAAGATGAAACGGTGGAGCCGCGCGATAGGCTGGAGGCGGCTAAATATTTATTTGAGAGGACAGCTGGTAAGACACCCGAAACTGTTACGGTCAATGTTAAGCACGCGCCGTGGGAGGAGTTGCTTAGCCAGGTTGCTGGGATCGCGCCAATGAGCAGACAGGAACACCGTGACTTAGGCGTTGGGATTGTTGACGCGGAGTTAGTTGAAGTGGACGAGGACGGCGAACCGATTACCGGCGAACCAATTTCAGAAGACGATATGAACGAGTATTGGGTTGAAGGCGATATAACGCACCATGCACCAGGTCAGCCGCAAACAGAACCGCACCAGGCAGAGCCAGAACGCAACTACGGTCGCCGGGCAGACGAAGCTCGAAGTTACCAACAGCAGGTTCACGATGCGCAGGATTTAGCAAAGCGGCGCAAGGAAGCCAAAGCAAAGATACAGAACGCAAAAAAGCAGCGCAAAATTGACCGAGCTATGGGAGCTGATGCGATTAGGGATGAGATTACTGGTGTAACATTGGACGAGGATGGTAAGGTTAAATTTGTCCAGGGTCAATAGGTACCCGTCGCGCGATGAGCCGGGTAAGGGTATAATCGAAGTGTGTACGAACTCAGCGGACCTTCTACCGGGTCTTTCCTCGCGCCTGACTCCTCGCACACAACAAGTGGTGGCTCGGTCCAGGTCTTGGGTTCCTCTCAGAATACGGTTGCTGGACCGAGTTCACCCACAGGCTCAATTCCAGGTAGCAAGATAACAGGAGGAAAACCCAAAATGGCATGGCAAGTTCCTTACAAGAGGATGGCGCTCCACCCTATTCCTCGCGTGGTCGATAATACTGACCAGATGGCCATCGAACAGCGCGCCATCAACTACAGCCACCACCCAATTCGGTATGCTGACATGCCTGGTGGGCCTGGTACATTCGCGCCGTATGGAAACACTAACTTCAAATAAAGCAGGTTAGCAATTATGCAGGTAACATTGAGCAATGACGAACAGTCTCAGTTAAACCAGTTAGCTGAAGAGCGTGGTGAGCTTATCGATCAATGTGCGGCAAGTTTGATACGTGAAGGGCTTAGCGATGGCTAAGAATGTTCCGCAATACCCACGAGGCACGCCCGGTTCACCAGGTACACGTTACGCGCCATCGAGTAAGAAGCAGCCCAGGCCTACTGGCATGGACCCTGCGAACCCAAGTTATGGGACAATGGATAGCGGAGGGCAGACAGACCCAGCTGGTAAGATGAATAGTTTGTTTGGCACTGGTAACCGTGATGTACCATCCAACCAAGGCGAACTTCAATCCAAAGCGAATAGGAGCTTCTGATGGCAACAACTGGATACCCAGCGAATGCGGGTGGAGGCTCAAGCGGCCTCGCCCAGTCTGGTGGCCGAGACACCACATTCGGCACAGAGGGCGGCGGCGTACCGCTCACCAAAAAGGTTACTCAGGGCGCTACTGAAGCCACTGGCATTAATGGTGTCGGCCTGACGTACAACGTTCGGTCAGCTGGCGGCGATAGAACACAGACCCCGTGGAAGGGCACTGCTGGAGGCACTCCGCCACAGTACACCGGTGGCCTTCAGAAGCCGATTCAGGACTTGCGTAAGCAGCGTCCGCCTGTTCGCGGTGGAAGTCAGGATATATAATGACAACGCCATATGGAGCCGTTCCAAGAGGCCCGCAGACAGGAACGCCGAATACCAAGCCGATTGGGGCTAGCGGGCAGAAATTCGGCAAAACCCTGAACCCGTGGGGTGGTCCGAATATCCCAAAAGGCCAGGTCCCAAAGGGCACAAATAGCGCTTCAGGCTCAAGTACGAGCAAGCCGGTACCAGATCCACAGCTATTTGATACCGGCGTTCGTAGCAGTGATCCGCTAGAATGGCCGGTTGTGCTGAATTGGGATGGTAGCTATACACGACAGCCATCAACGAGCGGTATTACTGCGAACGTGATTAACAAGGTAAATGCTGCGGTAGAGCACGCATACACCCGTGATGGCTATCAAGCTAGCCCATAGTATGCCATGCCGGCACTACTTAACCCGTGGGCGGTGTATGATAGCCCACTAGTATCTTGGGACCCACACCCGGCCCAGGAATTAGTGCTGGAAAGCCAAGCGAGACACAAGGTTTGGTGTGCAGGTAGGCGTACTGGCAAGAGCGATTTGGGCGGGCACGTGCTTTTGCCAGAGGCTCTTTACACGCGATCTGTGGCCGAAGAATGGCTAAAACAGGGCAAAGCGCGCATATTTTGGATCGTTTCAGACGAATATTCCACTGCTGAGAAGGAATTTCGGGTCATTTGGCACCTATGCAACATGCTAGAATTGCCGATTGATAAGCCAGGAAGCTATTACGACGCTGTTGGCGGGAATATGCACCTTAGTTTGTGGAAGGGTGCATTCCAGATACACTGTCAGAGCGCAAAATACCCTGAACACCTTGTTGGTGAAGCGTTATGCGGAGTGATTATGGCTGAGGCGGCAAAAGCTAAGCCGTCAATATGGCATAGATTCATCCGCCCAATGCTTAACGACTACAAAGGATGGTCTCTTCACACATCTACACCACTTGGGCACAACCATTTCTATGATAAATTCCAAATGGGACAAGACCTTTATAACCCAGAATGGGAATCTTGGCGTGTTCCTAGCTGGTACAATCCTTACGTTTATGTCGGTGAGACTCGTGATGAGGACGTAAGACAGTTACTGCTAACTCTCGAAGGTGCACCAGGGCTAAGCGCGTTCGAGATAGCTGATCAACAGCAGCTATATATTGATGGTGAAATACTTCAGCTGGTTGAAGAGCTACCACCTGAGTTGTTTGCTCAAGAAATTGCGGCCGACTTCACTGAATTCGCCGGTCAAGTGTTCAAAGATTTCGATGAGGCGTACCATGTTGGTGATCTACGTTTCAACCCTGAGTGGGAAACGTACGCAGCTACTGACTACGGCTTTACCAACCCGAATGTCTGGCTTCTAATCCAAGTGGGGCCTTGGCAGGAAATTAATGTATTGGCTGAAGTACATGAAATGGGTTTAACTGCAGACAAATTCGCGGAAGAAATCAAGCGTAGACGGCTCAACCCACCACAACTTGAAGTGTTCTTCCCAGATCCAGCCGATCCGATGAGCACTAGAACACTTCAGGACAGGCTTCACATTAGGCCAGCTGCGAAAACTGGTGGTGAACTCAATCTTCGCATCAATTTGATACGCCAAGCACTGCGAAAAGGCAGAATTGATCGTGAAGGAGCCATGTTAAGCGAGTCAAATTCTGATATTTGGCGCCCTCAGCTTATGATTGATCGCCGAAATTGTCCGCGTATGCGTGAAGAAATGTTGGCTTATAGGTATCCAGAACGCAGAGAGGATGCCGAATTAAGTCGTGATCGCTATGAGAACCCAATGAAGAAGGATGACCATGCTCCTGAAGCTCTCGGACGCTTCATGATTGGGTATTTTGGCGATGGAACGTTGCTCGACATGGGTACTAAAGTAACAAAAGCTAGGATCAGAGTCGGTCGCAAAGGCCGCAACTTCTTAAATAAGCGCGAGAAGCCGCTCAGGAGTATGATAAATGTGAAGGGTGGATTCCCCGACTGGAGGGAATGGCAGTAGTGGACCATAAACACTGTGATATATGCCCTATAATGACGTGTAATCACAATCGTCGTACTCAAAAGATCGTAGTGCTTTCCATGCCTATCGTTAGGCGTGCCGATCGAAATAAAGAGAAAGCTGAAGCTAAGTGAGCATAAATCTTTCAGTATTTGGCTATCCTGGCTGGGAAGCTGATAATGAAGGCAATGTTTACAAGAATGGTAAGCTTATACCAGGTAAAGTATATCAAGGATATAATAGATCGCATACTAGTTTCCCGCTGATTAAACGAGCTACTTTAGTGTGTACAGCTTGGCATGGACCTAAGCCATTTGATGAAGCTGAGGTTAGACATCTTAATGATATTCACGATGATGATAGGCCTGAAAATCTAAAATGGGGGACACATACTGATAACGTTCGTGATTCCGTAAAGAATGGAACTCACTATACGCCAAATTATGAAGGTGGTTGTGCTCCGAAACCAAGTACTCGTGGGTTTAAACATTATAAAGCTACACTATCTGATGATGATATTAGAGAGATTCGTAGATTACGTGCCGAAGGGGTCAGCGCGGTAGAATTAGCGAAGACTTACGGAGTTCACGTGCAATATGTTTACGCTGTAGTCAGCCGTAGAAAAAGATCGGAGGTGGTCTGATGCCGATAGATATTCGGCAGTATTGACGACTCAGCCATCGACTTTATTCGCGATGACCTCAAGTTTAGCCGTCTGATATCAAATCTTAGCAATAATGACGACCGTATTCGTCTTAAAGCGTACATGCTTTACGATGACATGTACTACAACCGTCCCGAGCACATTAGGATTACGCTCCGCGGCGGGGTTAATACCATTCCTAGTGTTGCGCCGCCATCGAGTACAAGTTCAAGCTGGGCCGAAGAAGATGAAGACAGCGTTCAGATTTATGTCCCTAGTGCGAAGAAGTGTATCGAAGCTGTAAATAGGTTCTTAGCTGTTGGCTGGAATGTTCAGCCAGATCCAACGTTCCCAAAGACTGCTAATACTCAAACTGTAGCCATTTTTATCCAGAATTTATTTAAACGTGAGCGGATGCCAAGTAAGTTCGCTCAGATGAAGCGTTACATGCTTATTAAAGGTGATGCGCTTCTACATATTACAGCTGATCCTAAGCGTTTGCCTGGTCAACGAATCAGCATTAATGAGCTTCGTGCAGAGCATTATTTTCCAATAGAGGATTCTCAAGGCAATTATATCGGTTGTCATTTGGTTGATATCATCAATAATCCAAATAATACACTTAAGCTCAATCAGTATACTGGAAAGGAAGTGGTTCGTCGGCAGACGTATCGCAGAGAGCTTGATGATGCTGGCTTCCCAACAGGCCGGATAACATCAGAGCTTGGACTATATGAAATAGGTAAGTGGGATGATCGAGTCTTACCTGCTTCAGAGCTTAGTCTGATCCAAGAAGTACAAGACCCATTCTATTTGCCTCCAGAAATCAATCAGATTCCAGTGTACCATTGGCGCAATATGCCGCCGCCAGGTAGCTTTTTTGGTACATCTGAATTGGCTGGCGTTGAAAGCGTCATCACCGCCATCAACCAGGCCATGTCCGATGAGGACTTGACTCTGATTATGCAAGGTTTAGGAGTTTATTGGACTGATGCTAGTCCACCGTTAGATCCGAGCGGCAATGAAGTCGAATGGGAAATTAGTCCACGATCAGTGGTACAGGTTGCATCTGGCGGACAATTTGGACGAGTTTCTGGAATTACAACCGTGCAACCATTTGGTGACCACATCAACTCTCTTGACGAGGCAATGCAACAGGCCCTTGGGGTACCAGATATTGCTGTTGGCGTTGTTGATGTTACGACTGCGGAAAGTGGTATTGCCTTACAACTCAAACTTGGCCCACTTCTTGCTAAGAACCAAGAGAAAGAACTTGACTTACTCGATGTCGGAGACCAATTCATCTATGATCTCATAAATGGCTGGATGGTTGCTTATGAGGACATAGATGTTGAAGGTGCCATATTCTCTACTGCGTTCGACGACGCAATGCCTAAGAACAAGTCCAAAGATTTACAGGATTTGATTTCACTTTGGACTACGGCTGGGCCAGGAGCGCCAGGTGCTTGTTTGCCGGTAAGTTGGTTCTTCGAGCAGCTTAACAATATTATGGGCTACAAGCTTGATGAGACAAAGGACTTTGCGCAGGCTTTAGCTGATGCACAGAAGATAGTGAATGCTATAACGCCAACGCCGCCACCCGCACCGGCGCCATCACCAGATTTAGTTGGCGCAGGAGCGCCGGCCACTAATGGAGCACCAGGAGGTTAATAATGGCAGCAAAGAGGAAACCAAAGTTAGGTTCTGGCGCAAGATTCAAGGCGCTAACCAAGTCAATTTCAAAGCGTGGCGGGGTTAGCAACCCTGCTGCCGTAGCTGCTGCGATTGGCCGGAAGAAGTATGGCGCTAAGAAAATGGCCCAGCTTTCAGCGGCTGGTCGCCGACGGAAATCAAGAGGTAAGTGATGGCTAGACGAAAGAAAACAGTCAAGAAGACATTTGGTAGTGCTAAGAAAGCAGGTTTAGTTGGTCGAAA